TTGGGGCGACCAAAAATGGAGAACCAAAAGTGGTAAAAAATCTTCTGACACAGGTGAAAGATACCTTCCTTCTGCTGCGATTAAAAGTCTCAGTCCAAGTGAGTATGCTGCGACAACGCGTGCGAAACGTGCTGGCAAAAAAGCCGGAAAACAATTCGTAGCCCAACCAAAAACTATTGCAAAGAAAACGGCAGGCTTTAGATGACCACTTCAGGAACCGCAGCGTTTAACCTTGACCTCACTGAGTTGGTTGAGGAAGCGTTTGAGCGCGCCGGTTCGGAGTTGCGCACGGGATACGACTTACGTACAGCACGTCGTTCATTGAATTTGATGTTTGCTGATTGGGCAAATCGCGGTGTCAACATGTGGACGTTTGAGCAGGGGACAATTAACCTGACTCCGGGTCTAAACAATTATGCATTACCCGTAGATACAGTGGATCTACTTGAGCATGTAATTCGTACGGGCGCGGGTAATGTAGCTACGCAGGCTGATCTGACTATCACGCGTATTAGTGTTTCTACCTATGCCACAATTCCCAACAAACTGCAACAGGCTCGCCCTATTCAGGTGTGGTATCAGCGCTTGGATGGACAGACTTCTTCAATCGGTACTACATTAAATGGTGGGATTACAGCTACGGCTACCACAATTACACTGACTTCTACTGCGGGATTACCCGCTACAGGGTTTTTACTAATTGAGAACGAAACAGTGCAGTACGGCTATATCTCTGGCAACGTGCTTAACAACTGTTTCCGCGGACAGAACGGCACAACTGCCGCAGCACACTCAACGGGTGTGGCTGTATATACACAGAACCTACCCTCTATAACCGTTTGGCCCACACCAGACAACAGCACAACGTATCAGTTTGTTTACTGGCGCATGCGCCGTATTGATGACGCTGGTGGCGGTGTACGTACAATGGATGTACCTTTCCGGTTTCTTCCTTGCATGGTGGCAGGTTTGGCTTATTACTTGGCGCTTAAGATTGAAGGTGGTGCTGAGCGCTTGCCCGTATTGAAACAACAGTATGACGAAGCTTGGCAGTTGGCCTCTGATGAAGATCGTGAAAAGGCCGCTATACGCTTTGTTCCTCGCCAGATGTTTATTGGAGGGGGCACCTAATGGGTAATAGGTTTGCTTCCGGTAAGAATAGTATCGCCATGTGCGATAGGTGCGGCCAACAGTTTAAATTAACGGCTTTGAAAAAAGAAGTTATTAAGACCAAGGTTTATAACTTGCTTGTCTGTAGTGAGTGCTGGGACCCCGATCAACCTCAGTTGCAGTTGGGTATGTATCCAGTTGATGATCCACAAGCTGTGCGTGAGCCTCGTAGAGATTCAACTTACTATACGGCAGGTGTAAATACTGCTGGTAATCCGACTGGTGGTTCGCGGGAAATTCAATGGGGATGGGCACCGGTTGGCGGAGCAAGCGGAGTTGATACATCTTTAACACCAAACTACTTGGTGGCAACGGCATATGTTGGTACAGTAACGATATCTTAAGGAGCTTAATATGGCATACACACGATCAGCAGACGGAGTCGCTAAAAAAGGTAAGACTGATGTTCAGATTTTTCCTAACAGTGGCCCAACTGCACCTAATCCCAAAGGCGGTAAAAAATCTGCTGGCGTAACTAGCGAAGCAATGATGAAAGTCGGTCGCAACATGGCACGCGTAATGAATCAAAAGCGAGGTTAATCATGGCCAAATTTAGCAAAAAGATGATGGGTAAAGAAGTTGGCGATGCCGCTACTTATGCCCCACCGCACAAAATGAATGGTAAGCCTTTGGTAATGTCGGAAAACCCCGGCAAGGACTCCAGCATTAGTAGCACCACAACCATGAAAATGAGTCTTGGTAACTACAACAACGGTGAAAGCCAAACCAAAACAACTGGTATCAAAGTTCGCGGTACAGGTGCAGCGACTAAAGGCTTGATGGCACGAGGCCCGATGGCATGAATTACGCCGCACTCAGCGCTAATATTCAGGCGTATACGGAGAATACTGAAGCGAATTTTGTCGCTGAGATACCCGTGTTCGTTCAGCAAGCTGAGCAGCGTATTTACAACAATGTTCAGTTTCCGTCTATCCGTAAGAACGTGACGGGAGTAATGTCTACTAACAATAAGTATCTTGCGTGTCCTAATGATTTTTTAGCGGTGTATTCGATGGCCGTTATCGATGCTACAGGTTCGTACGAGTACTTGTTGAACAAAGACGTTAACTTTATTCGTCAAGCGTATCCACTACCAACAGATACAGCTATTCCAAAGTACTACGCTTTGTTTGGCCCACAGTCCACCAATGCTGCTGAGTTGTCTTTTATTCTTGGCCCTACACCTGACGCAAACTACAACGTTGAGCTTCACTATTACTATTACCCTGAGTCAATCGTGACTGCGGGTACAACATGGCTTGGTGATAATTTTGATTCAGTGCTGCTGTATGGCGCGCTGGTTGAAGCTTATACCTACATGAAGGGTGAGACCGACATGATGCAGCTTTACAACCAAAAGTATGTAGAAGCATTAGCACTTGCAAAACGTTTGGGCGACGGCATGGAGCGTCAAGACGCTTATCGTTCTGGTCAGTTCCGTCAGAAAGTAACTTGATATGGCGATTGTCCAAACCCAAACTACAAGTTTTAAAGCTGAGCTGTATCAAGGCATACACGATCTGACGACCGACGTTATTAAAATTGCCCTGTATACAGCTTCTGCTGACTTGAATGAGAATACAACTGTGTATTCCGTTAGTACGCCCGGGCAAATTGCAAATACAGGTACTTACGTTGCTGGTGGTGCGACATTAACACCTATTACGGTATCGTCTTCTGGGTACACGGCCTATGTAGGTTTTCCAAATATATCGTGGACTGGGGCTATCACGGCTAGATGCGCTTTGATCTATAACTCCACTAAAGGTAATAAGTCTGTAGCGGTATTGGACTTTGGGTCTGACAAAACGTCAACGATAACTTTTACAATCACAATGCCAGTAAATGGCCCAACCACTTCGTTAATTCGTAGTTCTAATTAAGGAGCCTCACATGAGCTTGGACAAAATCACCGCTACCGACCAAGTAGCCGCAATTACAAAATACAACACCACGCCCTCTGATGAGATGGCTATCCACGGTACATACCATGCTATTTGCTACAGCATTGATGGCTTTGTTAAGTGGGACGAACCTATCCAGAACTTGGTAACGACTGTCGGTAAGAACTTGACCTTGGATACTATTCTTGGCAACTCAGCCGCTGGTGCAGTTGTGATGGGCTTAAAGGGTGTGGGTTCTGCTAACGTAGCTGATACACAAGCATCCCACGCAGGCTGGTTGGAAGTGGGTGGCACTAACGCTCCTGCTTATTCTGGCAATCGTCCTACACCTTCTTTTGCTTCTGCCGCCGCTTCTAGCAAGGCTACCTCTTCTGCCGTGTCATTCTCTATGACCAGCACAGGTACTGTAGCAGGTTGCTTTATTAACATTGGCGGTAGCGCAACTAAAGACTCAACCACTGGCACACTGTTCTCTGCTGGTGATTTCTCTAGTTCTAAGGCTGTTGTTAACGGTGACACAATTGCGGTAACGTATACATTAACATTGACTTGATATGGCGTTAGCTTGGGGTGATGGCGCATGGGGTGATAACGCATGGGGCGGGGGAGAGACTTTCCCTGTCAGCGTTACTGAAACTACCGCATTAGCCGAATCTCAAGCTGCTGGGTTATTGATTGATGTAAGCATTACGGAGTCTTTGACTGGTGGTACGTCTTGGGGTCAAGACGCTTGGGGTGCTGATTCGTGGGGTGGTACGGCGGGCATTCAAGATATTCAGACTGTAGTTCTGACGATGAATGTAGCGGCAAGTGATTCAATGGAATTCACAGAGGCGCAGTCTGCTACGGCTTTATTCCCCGGAACGGTTGCTGAGTCAATGGCTATTGCCGATACGAATGCGGCAATTACAAGTTATAACGAAAGTGTGACGGAGTCTCAGGCTATTGCGGATGCAAACGCAGCGCAGACAAGTTACAACGAGAGCGTGTCGGATTCAATGAATATTGTGAGTGTAGAGGCAGCGGTTGCTACATTCTTAGGGGTTATATCGGAGTCGATTGCAATAGCAGAAGCACAGGTGGCTGTGCTGATTATGACCATCAACGAGTCGATGGGTATTGCAGAAGGCACGACTGTAGGAACGTATTACCAAGAATTTTTGGAAGAATCTGCGGCAATTACGGATACAAACAATGGTGGTGCAAACTACCAAGTGAGCCGGACGGAAACGATGGCTATAACAGAAACAAATGGTGGACGATTCTTGTGGGAAATTATTGATGACACACAAGGCGTTACATGGCAAAATATCAGCAATCCGCAAACACCGGGCTGGACGGCTGTGAACAATACCGAAACGCCCGGTTGGACAGTAATTTCTACTCAGTAGGAGAATTAAATGGCAAATACATCG